CATGGCGCGTGCTCTGGGGCTGAGATTTTTACTCAAATCCTCTGTTACGCTCTTATGTAGATCCTGGTACTTCTTAAAGACGCCCTCATGTGTCGCGGCACCATTACGCAAACGCGCGTATCCCGACTCTCCCACCGTCATTAAATTTTGCCTGCGGCGCAGTTCTACGACGGCCTCCATAGCTCGTTTTTCCTCGATCTCGTCGTGAAACTCCCGCACCATATCCGCCGTGCGTTCTACCGTGCGACCCAGGTGCTTTAACGCTTGCGGAGCAAGATCCCCCCGGAATTGCGCTACGGTGAAGTCAGGTTGAGGCGCTACTCGGTTTATATCGTCTATCGTAGGTAGTCTTGGCATAGTTAGAATCCGAACCAACGAGCATTGGATGTACCCTTCGGATCGAGGCCGAAGGAACCTGCGCGCGCCGTACCTTCTAAGATCGTAGCACCCGCGTTAATAAACCCTGCTTTCTGGGCGTTCTTGCCCGTCAGGCGTGTGGCGCCTGCTTGCGCGCGCAGCCCCTCGGCCCGAGACCTGGCGTTAAAGGATTCTGTTAGGGCATTCCGAGTACCCTCCCCCGCGATGCCTGAGACGATTTGGAGCACGTTCGGGTCGCTAACACCCGCACCGGACGCCCCAGCTATCGCTAGCGCGCGAGATTGTAGCAGCCGTGACTCGCGTAGCTTCTCGGCAGAAGCGCGTTGCCCTGCGGCCTCTGCCGCCTTCGCTTGCGCCTCCATTTGCCGGGCTTCGTACTTGGCCATGGCGTTCTGTGCGCGACCCTCCTGCATAGAACCCAAGCCCCCCAAGACGGAGCCGGCGAAGCTCATAACACCTAAAACTGCGGGGATGGCTTGCATATCTGATTACTCCCTTTTGAATATGTGGTCCGCGTAGTCAACCTTAACAAACCCTAGCCGTTCAAGGAATCGGCGGGAGGTTCCCCTCTTCGGGTCGGCTACAGCATACAACGTCCCACTTATTTGCGATAATACGTGCCGCGCCATTTTCATTATAGAAACCCTGAAAACCTCGGCGCGGGTAGTCATATCGCTGAACACAACTTTTTGCCCGTGTTGGTAGTACACCCCTGCGATACCTAAAACCCCGCTCTCGTCCTCTGCCAACCAGGCGCGCATGGTCGCGGGAATAGTACCGTCGTAGTATCGTAGTAGATCCTCACGAGAGGCTGCTCGGAACTGTATCATTTAGCTGCGGTGACCATATCTATCGTCAACCCCACTACTGTGCACGGCTTCGGCGCCGTCGCCTTAAGATAAAGCCGCGTGTCGAAATTAAAAGTTCCGTTAACAGGCACTGGTTCTTGGTCATAGCTATCCCATAAATAGTTAGTTGTCACGGCGGCTGCCTCTTCGATAGGAGGCAACGAGTCCAAATAGGAGGATTCCGTCCCGAACTCCAACCCGTCCGCGTCCGTATCGTCTAGGACTAACCCCAAATGTGTAACCCGGTTATCCTTTTTTATACCTGTAGCACCGTAGAGGTTGAACCCCAACTTATTGCTCACATAGTTCGCGTAGTACGATAATCCTACCACAGCGTACGTCGTAGCCTCGGATAGCGTTATAGAGCCACTGGCCACCGTATAAGAGCCTAAATCTTTGCTATTACCCCACGCGACGACCGTACACCCTTCCAAATAGTCTAGCCCCGAGACTATGGTTGTTGAAACACCATTATGTATCAGGAATGAATCCGCGATTTTATTTATCACGCCACCTTGCGCCTCGGTCAATTCCGCCCAGCGTTCCAGGTATCGTACAACGGCGCCGTCAACCTCTCGCGCTACCGTATAATATACCAAATCCTCGACGGCATTTGTGGGTATAACACATATATCCTCGACGAGCCCAGCGGTTTCCCATGTCGTAAAGCACTTTAATTCCTCGACTTTATCAAACGTAAGTATCACTACAGTGCCGTCGCACCGTAGCAGGTGTACCCTAGTCTCTGGTCGTCGCTGCACGGCTATGCGTTTTATACCAGGGCGGCAGAGCTCAGGACAAAGAACAGACAACTCTATAGTCTCGACGCGATTGGCCTCCGTAATCACGGACTGCATAACCCTAGTGCCTGTTCTATCGACGAAGATGCAAGACGAATCAACCTTAGCAGACTCAACCGGGGCGGAGCCGAAGGTCGACCCCTCTCGGAGGTTGAAGTTGCTCGGTGTTATTGGCTCCTCAAATCCCGTCGACCGACCTATGTGCTCTGCGCACTGAGCCCCCATTAGTATACTGTTAAGAGGCACCAACCAGTTAATAGTGTCGACAGGGCCCGAACCTATAGACCGGTCGATAGGTCCAGCGTCCCCCTCGTAGTCGATGTCGTAGTTATAATAGTCGTCTACCGTAGAGCCCCATATATGATCCTTACCAGCCCAATATAGGCGAGCTTCGAAAAAGCACACAGCGGAAGGAAATCCCCGCCGGCTGCTCCAGGCTCCCTCCGCCCAATCTGAGGTAGCTGTCGTACTGCCGAAATCCTGTAAAACGAAAACGTCAACTAACGTGGGGCTCGTATACGTTATTATTCGACCGATGCCGGTTATAGACCCCGTGGGTATGCTAAGAGACGCGGTTGCAGAGCCCGAGGTATACGCCGACATTTTCAGCCGGTAGTAAATTATTTGGTTATCTAGGGTGTCGTTGTAGGTCTCGGTGGTGTTTAACGTCCAAGAGTCTACAGTAGTCCAAGAGCCCTCCTCCCCTATCGATTGCTCCAGGTCGATGGTCCCGACCCACGTACCGCTTATGGCTATTGTAAAGCGTCGGGAGTCCCCGATACCAGTAACACGTATCGAATTTGTTGTCGCATCGAGAGCGCCCAGGGAACTAGATACTGTTTGCCCTGTAGAGGTGATCCTCAATAGCCCCCCAACCTGAGTGGACTTAAAATACTCTCGCGACGCGGTAACCGTGACGGTAGGGTCTGCTGCCGTAGCGGCTACTGCGTCCACCGCCAACGTTACCGAGCCGGTGTTGGCCGCTAGGAAAGGCCCTTTATCAGCTAAGTAATCCACCAACGACCAGGATCTAGTACCCCGGCGTTCGATCTTTACAGGTTTTCGCGTCGTTCCACGCGCTATAAAAAGAATATCACCGGATTGCGCGTATCTAATCTCGTCTAATGTTTCAGCAGGTAGCAGCCCTGTCGTAAACGACATTACCCCACCGGACTCAACATTTACGCTAGTGAGGTACGCCGGATACGTCGAGGCGTTACTCACACTAACGTATACCGAAGCGCCTGTTGGTGTAAACGCCAGCGAGTGTTCCCCTACTCCTAGCACCGTCTCGGTTATGTAGTCATCTGCTGTGGTCGCGCTACCCACCCGTAGGGTGACGTTACCGTAAGCAACGATAACACGCAGCGCGTGTTCTTCATCCTGATCTATAACGGCTACGGTTAGCGTCTGCTTACGACGGGCGGCGTTTACCCCGCTACCCGTGAGCCTCATATACCCACCGGTTACCCATTCCGAAACACTATCCGCGCCCTCGTCGGCATCGGTCCAACTTGCTATATCGGTATCGAAGTCTCCGTTGGTTACGGTGGTGGATACATTAGGCCGGGTTATCAAAACCTCGTCGACCCTAACACGCACGAATTCGTCCGTAGCCTCTATGAGCGCGGTATCGTTAATCGAAAATATAAATGGGAGGTGTTTAATCGCGCCGGTAGTGGTATATGTGGATCCTATATATTCTGTACCGGGTCTGAACTGCATAGGCCCTAGTGTCTGCGGTAGCCAGTTCATCTGCTCCTCCGCCGACATGGCTATCCGAGCTACGTCCGCCCGTGCTCTGGCCTTTTGACTGACTACTCCACGATTAAACGTTAACTGATAGTCCGTGACGGCCATCCGAGCTAGCTCCCGTATAGTGAGTTACGACTGTTACGCCCTCGATTTCGGGAGCCGCGATTAGCCAACCAGGTGCCCATGGGTAGAAACTGTGTAGGGCCCTCAACCGCATCCTTAGCTAAAGCGTTTTTCTTCGCTTCGCGTAGCTCGATTTCGACCTTCAGTTTCCTATCCGGGTTTACACGTTCTGCGGCGTCGTACGCCATTTGCAGTGCTACGAACTTTGAGAACGTCTCGGGCCAGTTGGTTACGTCGTAGCCTAGCGTAGTCGCTTTTGACACGTAGCGCACATACAGCAGATCCAGATCGGAGTACCAGTATTGCCCTTTCTGTTGTACCTGCGTAACGACAGAATTGAAATACTCGTCTGAACTCATCGCACTCAGTCGCACGAAATTCGCGGGTACGGCGAACGCGTTGGTGTATCCGAAGGTGGGAATCTCGGTCACGGACGGCGTTAATTCCTCGTCCTTCAACGCGAATTTCCAATGCCCTTGTTCTAGGCAATATTCACGGATACCATTCGTCCAAATGTTATCGAGAATCCGCACAGGCTCCGTGGCGTCCGAGGTTGCCACGGCCTTGCGCTCGCCTAATGCCGCTAGCGCAAGGTTGTAAACAATCAGTTGTGTTGTCATCTGCTAGTTAACTCAAATTCGTTGAGCCACTGGATTGCCTCTTTTTTAGTTAACGAGCCTTCATGGATAATCTGTTTATCTGATTTTCGCATCACACACCATAACTTTATAGCGCCACGGTGGCCTAGCGTATACGCGCTATCGGTTGGTTCGTCGGTGGTGAAGGGCTCCTCTAATACTGTCCTTCGCAGTTCAACGACTCTGACGAAGTTCTTACCAACATGGGTTACTAGGAGCTCCACGTAATAAGCTCCGTCCTCGGGCACAACTTCAATGTGGTCTAGGACATGGAACAACCGGGTGGCGTGCGCCCAATAATCGCTCTTTACAACGGTTTCGATCGGGGTGCCCTGTTCGGGGGTGGCCGAAAAGATGTTGCGGACATAGCTTGCTTCTTTGACGCGGTTTGGTACTATCATTTTTTTTAACCCCTTGAAAAAGTATGGAGGGAAAACATTAACTGTTCGCCCCCCATAAAATACCACCCAAGGGCGGTTTGCGTCAAGCAACCGTATTAATCAGCGTTAGCTCCGGCGCAGATCACAGTACCATCTGTCAGATCGACGGCGCCTGGCGCGGTAGAGCTAACGGTCAGCACACGGTGCAGGGACACGTCACCGGTTGCGCCGGAAGTATCCCGGTGCATTACCAGATCCCCGGCTCGTAGCCCTTTGTTCGTCCCATCGGTGATGAAACCGGAGGTATTAACAGCAGCCAAGGCGTCGGCTGATTCGTGATAGAAGATCCGTGGCCCTACGGCCAAAGCGGCGTTGGTAATGCAAATAAAGGTATCAGTAGTAGCGTAAGCCATTTTTTAATCCTCCGAAGAATTATTGAGCAGCGAAGGCTGAGCCGTCGTGGTTCAGAATCACTGCGCCTTCTGCCTGCAGCAGCTTCGCACCCATGTATACGGTACACAACGCGAAGGAATAATCGTGCTCTTCGACGTAGCCGATGGTGCTGTTGATGCCTGCTGGATTAATAGCGTGTCCCACAGCGTTGCGGTGGTACAGAAAGCACTTCTCCGCGTTGGTGGCTTTGCCTGGTAGGTTCGGGTGCACGATCCAATTTACGTTTGCCCAGCGGAACATAACAGGCGCGTTTGTGAACGGCTTGTTGTTAACATATTCAACGTTGGTAAACTCTTTGGTTTGCATCAAGTATGCCCAGAACGCCGGGGTAATCAGTCCGCTGATATTGCCGTCCAAAGGTACTGAGTTATTACCCAGAATCGCCAGGCCGTACATAACCAACGACAGGCTGGCCTGTTGTGCTGTTCCCGTGTCCTGGGTCACACTGCCACCATTCAGTTCGCCGATGATGTCCTGGTCGATCTTGCGGTTGACAACGCCGAGCGTGGTCTCTTGCATAATGCGACGTTGATCGCCTTGGGATTGGAAAATGTTGAAACCGGTTTTAACCACCTTGTCGTGCCATTCAGCCAAGGTTGCGGTGTTCTGCGTCAGGCTATCAGCACGGCCAGGGATAAGACCATTAAGCCCACGGGTAACGGCGGAAGCGTCGCCGGAATCTGCTACGAGAAACGTAGCCTGATTGCCTTTGATTACGCTCTCAGAGGTTACGGTCTGGCGTAAGAGTGTTTGGTTTTGTTCAAAGCCAGCGATGAACTCCTGGCGGTATTGGATTTGCGCGGCGGATTCTGCCATGATTGGGCACTCCTAAAAAAGTTGAAAAAAAATCTTCAAGTTCTTCGGGGTGTCCGATCCTGGCAGGTTGTTACGGTTGTCCTTGTCGGGGCGCACTACCTGCTCGTCGGGGCCTACTTCGACTTGCGGTTAAAATATCAGATTCGTAACTGTGTGTCAAGCCCCTCTTTTTTGTCGTTCAGCTAACACTTCGCCCAGCTTATACATGCGATCTTGATTGGCTTGCGCTAGAGGTCCTTTCCAGTAGTCGCTATTTTTATCGCCCATCATCTTGCGCAGCTTGGCAACTTCCTCCTCGATCGAGGCGGTAGGTGTTGACTCGTTAATTCCTGGCAATACCGGCATAGGGTTGAACTCCCCTGCTAGATTCGCCAACCACATGAGCGAGGGCACATGATTCGCCAGAGGCGTACCGTCAGCTAGTTGTGCGCCCATTAGCAATTCCGGCGTGCCCTCCGGTGCAGTAGCCGCCAGAAAATTCTTTATTGAATTAACCCGACTGTCGAACTCCCGACCCCACCCATCGTCCGATTTCAAAAATTGTAAACTTTCCTTGTACGCCTGTTGCTGCTTGGCGATCTGCTCGCCCAGGATCTCCTCCTGTGCCGTCAGGTGCTCCGCTATTATGGCGTTAACCGCTGCGGGGGGAACGTTATGTTTATGCGCAACAGCTATTACCCGATCCGCCACGGGCTTATCCGCGTCTCCGAGCACCAACCCATCCGGCAGGTCAATGGCGTAACCCTCTGGGTTTTCGGGTATGCCGTACGCCTTTCTATACTCTGCGACCTCCTCCGGGGTGGATTTGTCCGTTAAGGGTTGCAACGCCTTCATACCGCCGAGCTTATTGCGCGCCTCTACACCACCCTTCAACGCATCCTCCAGCGTCGTATAACGAGATAGTTGTTTCAGTAGTTTTTCGTCGCTCCCGGCGACGCGCTCTCGTATCGCCAACCAGTCGTTAGCTGGTGGTTCTGAAGGCTCTTGGGTTGTTCCTGAGGCTGGGCTCGGAGGTACAACACCCTCCGCCGGTTGGTTTGTGTTAACGGTTTCCGTAGTCTCCTCATCCGTACCCTCTGTGTTGGTGTTTAGGATATTGTTTTCAGCCATGACGCTCTACTCCTTTTTTAATTGTCGTAATGCCCCGACATTTATACTCAGCAACTTGCGTAGCTGTAATGCCGGGAATCTTCTTCCACTAGCAAATGCGTGATCCCGATCGTTTGTACGATACTCAATATCATCGACCAAACACGCGCTATACACGACCCAGTTGATCGCGCGTTGCTGCTGCTCTGGGGTCGCCTGCCCCCGTACGCAAGCCTGTATAGCGCTCGCGTCGGCTAACTCCCAATCCGCGCTTCTAAACGGATCGGGTTGTTCTACTTTATTCTTAACTGTCATTGTCCTGCCCCTAAAGTGCCCGAAGGCGTGGGGGTGGTGCCAAGGGTTCTGGCCACATCCGCGCCTTGTTGTAACTGAGCGAGAAGTTCCGCAGTCTGTTGTGCCTGCCTATCCGCGTCGGCGAGTTCCCGCACTTCATCGGTAGTTCGCATCCATTCGGCTGGTACGCCAGAGCAATTCAGCGCCTCCCTAACAGCTTTAGTGTGATCCAGTATGTGTGCGGTAGATGGGTCTGCCGCTGTAGCATTGGCGAGTAATGAAAGCGCTTCCATGTACTTCTGCGCTTTGACTCGCTCCAGGGCGTCGTGCAGAGGAGACTCGAATGTGAATACAACCTCAGTATCCTGCAAAGTAGCTGGCCTGTCCTGTGGAACACCAAAAACACCCTGCGCCATGAGTATATCGAACGTAGCGTCGCAGACACCGCCGTTGCTCTCTGTTTCGATCGGTTCAACCAAAGGTAGCGCCTGCCGTATCCATTCCTGTACTCGTTGCCCTACTTCATAAGCCGT